GGCACGTCTGCCGAGGGCTTGAGATAAGAACCGCTAGGCTTATGTAGCTGCGGATGCTCCAACGATAAGCGAGCCAGGGACACGGCTGGATGCCGTGGCGTTGACGTTGCCGATGTCGAAAGCCGAGAATGCGAACCGCTCTGTGGCTTTGAACGCGAGCGCGTCTTGATTGAAGTAATACTGGTCGGAAACTTCAATCGTAACCGTACGACGATCACCGAACGCTGTACCCATGCTCAGGTCACCAAGCAAGATATAAGGCGTGGTTGCTGCCAAGGTCTTAGCCATGTTCTGGACGAAAACGACTGGATACCCGTAAAGCATAGGTGTAGGACCGTATGCATTTTGGATGTCCATGATCGAGTTCCCACCGAGTGCATCAAGCAAAGGAGCAATGGCGTTGTACCAGATCTCGCGATGCATGAACCACTTTGCGTTAGCGGCATATGTTGGGAGCTTGGCAACCATACCCTTGAGGTTAGCAAGTGTCGGGCTGTAGGTGATGGTCTGACCGGTTGTGAAGACCTGAAGCGATGCGATGTTAGCCTTGGTTGCGTTCAGGTTGTAGACAGCATAAAGGATGCCATCAAGACCAGACGTGGAGTCCACTGCATTGTTGAAAACAACGCGGTCTTCTTCCTTAGCAAGGACGTATGCCATGTCACGGGCAAGTGTTGCGCCAAAGTCAATGATCGAGTCTTCAGCCAGTTCCTTGGATACCTGAGTAAGGACAGATGGTTTCTTGGCAACCAAGTTGACCTGTGCAAATGTCAGGTCGGATGCCGTGATAGCCGTATTCTCTCCAGGGTAGTAGACCGTGGTGGATGCCGTGGCGTTAGGGACGTTCAAGACATCGCTGGACATCGGGTAGATGCGGCAGTTCTGGCGAGCAACACCGAACTGCTCACGCAGATAGATAAGGTCGGAAGACAGTGGATCTGGAACAACATAGCCACCAGCGGTTGTCGTGCCTTCGCTCTGTGCCTTTAGGTTGGCTTTTACCCAGTCGGATGCTTTGCGGTTGCCCATGATAGAGCGTCCCCATTGACCCCATGCGTATGCTTTATAGTTCGCTTCGTCACGGGTACCGACGAATGGGTTGCGTCCAATACCGCCGGACTTCCATGGCTGGTCTACTTGCGCTTCGGTTGCCACAGGGTGGCCTTGTCCGAGTGCCTTGATGGTCTCAATACGCTCTTCGATGCCCTTGGCTTCAGCCATAAGGCTCTTGACCTGTGCAAGGTCACCGTTACCGGAAGCAAGCTCCCGCGCGGTAGCAAGCACAGAATCTTTTTGATTCTGTAGTTGTGTCAAATTCATAGTTGTTGTAACAACTCCAAGCGTGCCAGTATGTCGGCTCGCTCATTATCGGTGGAGGCTTTCGCTTCCAGGACTACGATGGACGGTTGCTCTTCCGGCTGGTCTGCATCCCGCAGAGAATCCCAGACTACGGGAGCCAAGCGCTTAGCACTTGACCGTGACAAACCGACTGCATCCCGCAGTCGACGTTCTACACCCCGCAGGGATGCGGGTTGTACGCTCTTCATGCCGTGCATGGCATATAGCCCTTTGGCACGTCGAGCAAACTCGTCAATGATGGCATCAGCCATGGTCTGATCAGATACGGCTTCAATGGCTCCGCAGAGCGCATCGTAGTAGGCTTCAAGCCCCTCATGGATAAGGTCACCCTCGGCATCATCGTATACCGACATGGCGTACTCTTCCGGGGACTGTTCAGGCATTGGAGCCATAACCATCTCTTCTTCCATATCCATCATAGGCTCCATGCCGTAGTACTCCTTGAGGGTTTTGACACTATTACGATACTCGGCTGGTGTCGGTGTAATTGATGCTTCAGCGATAGGCCACCGGGTGATTTCAGCGGCACCGCCCATACTCTTGCGCTCTACCAGATGACCAGCAGCGCCAGATGAAAAGCCCATCTTGCCTTGCTTGCAGAGCTTCGCGATCATGCTGCCGTATTCGTCGGCTAGATCTAACTGTGCCTCATACCAAAGCCCGGTATCGTCCATCTTGATGTAGCCTGTACCGATAGACTTCTTTCCGACAGCGGCATCCATACCGTGGTGATAGTAGACGTTGAGCGGTACCCGCTGACCCTTGGAAACCGGAAAGCCGTAGTCGGTTGAAGCGGTGAAAAAGTCACCTTCAAGGTCAGCGGTCTTGGTATCGCCAAAGCGCACCAGATAGCCCTTGACGTAACCAAGCCGGTCACTCTTGATATTGTCTACGGTAGAAGTCAGCAAGTCCATACCCTCACTATCCCACAGTGCATTTTTCATAGGTAGGTCGTTAGATCCGGTTGGTATCCCTCTAGGTCTCTAAGTGGTAATACCCGTGTGGTAGGCCCCCAGTCAGCGTTAGGTACCACGGTTGCCATGTCACTGAGCGGTAGCCCTTCACTGTAAAGGTTGTAGCGGGCGGTGCCTAGTATCTGGTGGGCTTCAACCTGCGTAAGCCCATTTAGAATCTCTTCACCGGTTGCCACCTTGGGGCGGGTATCCGGGATGGAAGAATCGCCGGTAATCTCTGCCCATGAAAGCGTTTCCGGTATCATCACGCATCTACAGTTAGGGTGGCTTGGCATGATGGTATCGGTGGCTTGCAAGGTGCCAGAGAGAGCCAAGCAGGCAAGGCACACCCGCGCGTCTTGCGTAGCCTGCCGCCGGTATCCGGTCACTGCGCCATTCTCGGTGTATAGTTGCCGCTGTGCTTCCCGGCTTGCACGTATCATCTCGGTACGGGCTATTGTCTCGGCTCGTTGCCTACCGATATCTGCCGCCTTGCGTACCCGCCGTGCTACCGTGCGTGGGCCTTCACCTAACGAAATGCCTTGTACCAAAGCCATCTGCATAGCATCGGTGGTTACTTGTGGGATGGCATCGAATAGGACAGCCAAAGGGCTACCATCGCCTGCGAACCCGACAAAGGCTTGGAGGCTTTCGTCTGGAAGACTTGTCCAGCTAGTACCAAGGGTAACGCCTGCGGGCTTGCGACCCGCTGCCGCTTCCACAAGGCCTGGCGTTGCATCATTAGCAAGGATAGCGGCTTCAAGTTGCCCATCGGCTGTAATCACTGCCCCTTCTACCGAGAACTTTTTGAGGTTCTTTCCGAGCTGCTCGATGTTGTCTATGATCCGCTGTCGCATCCAAAGGATTGTCTCGGATGGCGGTTCCCCGTTGGCTTCACGTTCGGCAATCCTACCCTCCAGCGCTTCAAGCTCATCGATGCTTGCTTTGGTTGCGGCCTTGTAAGCACGTTGCATACGGCTGATGGCTACGCCTTCACGCTCTAGCAGGTCATTACGGTACTTCTGGCTAGCGGCATAAATCCTACCCGTGCCGTTGTCTACTCGCTTGAGATTGCCTCCAGCGAATACCCGTAAAAAGGGTGGCTCTTATACACTACCCCCGGAGTGCAACAATCGGTAGACTTGGATTCTTCACCCTGCATCTGGTCACGCTTAGATGTTGCCCAGCGGAACCCGGCATCACCGCCCCACAAGTCCCAGGCTACACGCCCCGGACTGGGGAACCCTTCCTCACCAGCGTTGAACCCTTCGGCTTTCTTGTCGACCTCATGCCGTGAAAAGAAAGAATACATCCTCAGTATCGTATCTTCGGAAAGTTTCTCACCGTTGACAATCTGGTTTGCTCGCGCAAGCCCTATACGCGTCCCGCCATCAAAGCCTTCAGCCTTCCAATCAAGCGCTCTTTGTGCCGCTTCGACCATGCCAGCGTTCGGTACAAACTTCATCTCGTACGCTTTGGCTTCTTCTTCACGCAGGGTAACCGGTGCGGCGCCTGTGTGCTGTACTGGAAGGTTTAGGAAGTTAGTAACGCTACCCGGATCGTAACCGGAACGAATGAGGATACCTGCCGCGTTGGTTGTCTCTGCCAGCGATGCACCCGTGCCAGCCTGTACGCTGATGGCGGATGGATGCAGTACGCCGGTATCTTCCGGCACCGCTTCAAGCCCTGCGATGCGCTTGGCTTCAGCCCGATCAATAATTCCAGACTTGTACAAGCGCTCTGCCCGTGTGGCTTCCGCTTGCATATCGTCGGCAAGCGCCCGCACGGTTTCAAGGTCATACATAACATAATCACCCTGCTGGGTCTCAGGGTATTCCGGCAGCAGGTCAGCGGTAATAGCGTCAGCCAAGGTACGCAAGAGCGGCACCATGCCATCTTCCCATGCCGCCTGTTGCGCTCTCTCGTAATTACTGTAGGTAGACCGTTCGAGACCTGAACCAAGGCCTAAGACCATCGGGTTGATGCCAAGTGCGGAACAGATACGCTCCTCCGGTACACGTCTCACAGAATCCAGAGCAAGCTCGGAAGGAGTAAGGCTAACCCTATCCATCTTGTAGGCACCGGTCATAACAACGATACCGCCTGAACCGTCCCCGGTAAGGTCTTCGTGAAGTTGCCTTTTTACCTGTCTCGCGTCATCCATGCTCATGTCTACGGTAGTCTCTTTGGCATCAGGCCCGACAATCAATGAAGGCATAGCACCGTTTGCCAAGAGTCCGTATGCGGTAGTGGATGCGGTGTTATCAGTTGCAATCTCGCGCAGAACAGCGGTTAGCGGTGCTCTACCAATGCGGATATCGCTAGGGTCTCTGCCGTACCGGATGTGGATGATGTCGGATACCGGGATGTCAAAGGAGCGGCCATCCGTGGTGTAGATGTAATGGGTTAGCGGGTTGATGCCGTTACCAACCGGTCTGACCATGTCCTGCGGTAGAAACTGTAGAGCAGTTACCGTGCCACGGGTGGAAGAGCGAATCTTTCTCAGGTAGGTGTTCCCGAATAGTTTATAGTCTTGGATAACCCAGCCCCAGAAAAGGCTACCCATTATCATCGGATCCGGTTGCGCCATGAGCTGAATAACCGGATGGTCTTCTACCGGCTCTGCCTGTTGAGAATCTATCGGTCGGTAGTAGCGTGGCGTGGCCTGTGGGTAGTTACGCACATACCAGTCAATCGCTGATGCAACCACACCATTCAGCCCAAGGTCACCGGCAACTCTAGCCCAGTCCTTAGTACTTCCAGGGAGCGCCCGGCGTAGCAATGTCTGCAGCTGACCAGAGCCGTAACCGGTTAGGTAGATGTCCCTAGACTGGCTAAGTGGCAGCGGTAGTGCCTGTGTCGGGTTGGCTGCGGCTTTACGCCCAAGGAAGCGGTCAAAGATACCCATGCTAGCAGTATCCCACAAAAAGAAAAAGCCCCCTTGCGGGGGCCTGTAGGTTCCTGTGTTTAGTTCAGGGTTCCTGCCTTGTAAAGTTCCCAGCAGATGTTTGCCATATCTAGTGCATTCTGTGCGTGGTACTTTGTGCATTCAAAGGTTGCTTGTGTTTGTGTGCAGTCCCATGCAACGTCGATGGTTGATCGAACGTCTGCATGAAAACCGTTAGCGTCATGTGCTGTCTTTGCGGCTTTGATTGCGATCAACTGCTTGAAACGGGTTTCAGCGTTTACTGCGTTTTCGAGGTGAGCGATGATTGTTTCCATTGTTTATCTCCTGTATCCCCTTGGATGTAGATAATATACACCATAGATATATATACTGCAAGTGTATAGGCAAAAGAAAAAGCCCACTTGCGGGGGCCTGTGGCCTTTAGTTGTAAAGGTCAACTCTTTTTATCTTTGGGTTATCTATTGTTGCTGCGAACTCGATTGCTTCCTTGCGGGTTTTGATTTGGTTTTTGCATACTGGGCAACCATTGTCTTTGCGATACCCGGTGACTACGTAAGTGATGTAAGTTTTCATATCTCTATCTCCCTGCTTGATGTCAATAATATACACTGTAGGTATATATACTGCAAGGGTATAGAGATATATATTTTAGACGGCTCCCCAAGAACGCTTAGATCCGCACACCTGCCACGCGTACGCCAGAGCGTCTACCACGTCATCATGCCTACCAACCGGAAAGGATAGCAACTCATCCTCAAAGTAAGCCGGTAGGCCTTGGCAATGCATAACCTGTGATTGCTCGTAGCGTGCCTCCAGAGGCGCAAAGCGGGTCACTTTGTCCCGGTCTGGGCGGATGCCCCTAATAGGTAACTTCGTGCGCCTTAGCAGCTCCTGAACGACAGCGGCTTGGTATTGCACCTGCTCGATGCCGATCATAGATGGATTCCACTTAGCCGCCATAGCCTCAATGAAGCGCAGGACAGCTGCAAAGTCCGCGCGGGTACGGTTGATGTCTCTAACGTAAATCGTCCCATCTTCACCACGGGAGACAACAGCAACCCCGGTGTAGTCGGCTTCAGACTTAGTAGAGATTGCAAGGTCAACCCCGATATAGGTGGGCAACCCTTCAGGACAATCGCCATACCGCAACCACTCCCGCTTGATACGCGCTCCTGCAGCATCGACAAACTCGGCTAAATACTCCTGCCTGAACGCGATGCTAGGCAGTGACTCTCCCGCCTTGCCTACCTCTTCAGGGTCAATCCAAGGGTTAGCCGTGGTTGGCATCTGCCAAGACATCCAGTCAGCATCAGTAGCGGCTTGGTTGTAAAGGGTGCGGAAGTAGTTGGAGCCTTTAGGCGTAGACAGAAAGAACGCATCCCCTTTGAAGTCTGTTAGAGTTGGGCGGATGGCTTCAGTCCAGGCTTGCTCTAGAT